ACGTTATTTTAATTTTGTTAGAGATGCGAAAAAGGATAATAATTAAAGACTGGTCAAAAGCAATGATTAGAAAGCAAAGATTCTTTAGAAAGGACTTTAAAGCTTTTGCAGTAAGTAAAAAGTGTTGCGGTTGGTATGTAAATAATGAAGAAAATGACTAATGAAGAAATGCTTTAACTGTAAAGAATTACTAACCTTAGATAAATTTGATATTGACAATAGAAAGTATCAATTAAAAGCAGACAAAGGTACTTGTAAAGTCTGTATTGAATGTGAAATTGAAAGGACATTAAACGATTTATCTACGGTAAAATTCAACTACGAAATAAACAAATTTGAAGTAATCAAGTTTGAAAACAAAGAAGAAGTTAAACAATATTATAAATTAAAATATGACTGAATTAAACCATAAAAAACTGTTAGCGTGTTGTATTATGATGCCATTACTAGCAGACTTAATTGAAGACGTTTTAAGCGATGAAAAAATAAGGAAAGATGTAATAGATAAGCATCTAGCTAATAACCTTAAAACAGTAATTAAAAAGTTAATTAAAGCAGATTCAAGTTTAATTAACAATGCAGACTTAGAAAGCATTGAACAACAAAATAACGTAAAAATAAAACTAAGACAATTTTTTGAGATATGATTGCAGTAAGTAAAACAATGCCTATTAAGGTAAAAGTAACTAAACAAAATAAAGATTCATTTGTAGGAACAATAATCGAAAGCGATGTTATAACCTACGATATTGGATATTATGGTACTTGTTGGGACTATGAACATTTTGTACTACATGAAGAAACAAGCGAAATAACAACACCTAAGCACTATGATAATAGCAAAGGTTCACTTTATAAGTTTAGTGAAGAAAAACAGCTTAATTCATATGAATTTGATATTATTAAGCGAGTGATAAGATGTCGAAAAAAAGGAAACTTTAAAGAAGACTTAGAAAAAACAAAATTTTTAATTGATTTATATTTAAAAGAATTTAACGAAAATAGTTTGTAATTAAATAATATTACTATATTTGCATCATAGTTCGAGTCTCAAACATAGTGAACTAAAGAAATTATTACCCTTATAATGATACAGACGTGAGACTCCTGTTGACTTGTAAGGGTTTTTTTATTACTTAAAATATATAAAATGAATATTTTAGAAAAAGCAAATGATATTGTAAATCTTCGCTCAGAAGAAAAAGAAAGAATGTATGGACCATTTGAAGAAGGTATGCAAAAAGCAGCTAAAATTGCGTCTTTGATGTCGTCTAAGGACATAACTACAATTGACATGTATAATTGTTTAATAGCTTTGAAATTATCAAGGCAATCGTATTCTAATAAAGAAGATAACTTACTAGATGCTGTAGCATATTTAGGTTCTTTAAATAATGTTTTAAATAAATAATATGAAGTTTAATAACGCAACAGAAGCATTTGAAAAAATTTATGAATTAATTCATAAAGATGGTTATGAACAAGGAAATACTAAATCATTATTTAATTTAGGTTTTGTTATTGAAAATCCTTTAGATAGAGTAATAAAAACAGAATTTAGAAATTTCAATAAAGAATATGCTGAATTTGAATGGCAATGGTATTTATCTGCTAATCCAAACGCTAAAGAAATTGCAAAAAAAGCAAAGATTTGGTATGATTGCATGGATGATAATGGTAATGTAAACTCAAATTATGGTTATCAATGGAGTAGAGGAAATCAATTAGACTATGTTATTAAAGAATTATATAAAAATCCAAATTCAAGAAGAGCATCAATTTCTATTTATGATGCAAAAGATAGAACTAATTTCGTAAATGATACACCATGTACTTATGCTATAAATTTTAGAATTATAGAAAATAAATTAAATATGTCTGTTATGATGAGGTCAAACGATTTATGGTATGGATTCGGAAATGACCAATATTGTTTTTCTAAATTACAAGAATTAATTGCAGGTAAATTAAACGTTGAAATAGGAATATATTTCCATTTTGTAAATGATATACATTTATATAAAAACTTTTTAAATAAAAATAAAAAAAAATAAATTATGAAAATGACAAATGAATTTCAATCAATTAGAGATTGGGCAGAAGAAAAAGGTATTTTTGCAAAAGGAGATGTAAAAACTCAATATGTTAAATTGCAAGAAGAAGCTGGAGAATTAGCAAAAGCAATAATAAAAGATGATAAATATGAGTTTATAGATGCTTTGGGTGATTGCGTTGTTGTTTTAGTTAACCTTGCTAAATTAGGTGGTTATAACTTAGAAGATTGTGTTAATTCTGCTTACAATGTAATAGCAAAAAGAACAGGTAAAATGGAAAATGGAACATTTGTAAAAGATTTATAATGAGAAATTATATTGCTAAGATTAAAATTCCAGAAGATAAATTAAACTTGTCTACCGGTAGAATAGGTGAAGAAATTTTTGAATCATGGTTTAATAAAAATTATAATGATGAACATATTTTTAAACAGAAAGCTGATAGAGATTATGAAAAAATTGATTTCGCTTGTGATAAAGGTTATACATATCAAATTAAAACAACTAAACACAATACATACACTTTTAATTGCGATTTAGAAGACATTACAGAACATTTAAAATCTTCTGTATATGTTTTTATACAATTAATAAATGGTTATGCTTATATTGAAGGATTTTACGATGTTTCATATGTGTTAAATAATATAAAAAAATCATTTAAATATCAAAATTCTTTTGTTTGGGCAAAAAATTTATTACAAAATGAATTAATATTAAAATAAAATTTTATATTTGCAAATATAAGTAACGTCGAAATTACTAAAACATTATTTTAAACCCTATTGGATGATGCCTTTCGACGTGGCTAAATTCAATAGGGTTTTACTTTTTAATAACGTCGAATATGGAAAAATTACAATGGTTTAAATTCAGTCATACTGATTGGATTATGGGTAAAATACAAAGATGCCCAGAAATAACACAAGCAAGATTTGTAAGGTTATGTTGTTTGTATTGGAATAAAGAAACTAATTTATCAGTAAAAGATGCAATTATAGAAATAGATGAAGAACATTTTAATATTTTAATATCAAAATCTATAATTAAAAAAGATGAAGAACATATTTTTATAGAATTTTTAGATGTTCAATATCAATCTATTTTAGAAACGTCAAAGAAAGCAAAAAAAGCTGTTGAAACTAGATGGAAAAAAGCTAAAAATAGTAATACAAGTGTAATACAAAATGATACGAACGTATTACAATCGAATAACAGTTGTAATACAGATAAGATAAGAGAAGATAAGATAAGAGAAGATAAGACTATACCATCTATCGATGAGTTTGTGGCTTATGCTTTATCAAGTAAACCAAATGTAAATATTGAAAATGTAAAATTAAAATATAATGCTTGGTTAGTTAATAATTGGAAAATTAATAGAAACGGTAAAGATGTAGATATTAAAAATTGGAAAACAACTTTATTAAACACTATACCACATTTAGGTGAAAAAGAATTAGATTTGAACCGTTTTAAAATATCAATATGAGCAACTTTATAGAATGGAATACTTTAGACTTAAAAAAATTAAGTGGTAAAGAATCAATAAGATGTCCTAAATGTGACGATATTAGAACAGATAAGAGAGATAAATCATTAAAAATAGACCATAACTCAGGTATTGGAAAATGTTTTTATTGTGAAGCATTAACTTTTAGAGAAAGTAATTTAGATAAGATTCAAACTAAATATACTTATCCAAGTCAAGAATGGAAAAATTACACAAAATTATCTGATAAATTGGTTAAATGGTGTTGGAGTCAAAGAATGATTAGTCAAACAACTTTGAATCATTTTGGAATAACAGAAGAAATAGTATATTTTCCACAATTACAAAATAAACAAACCGCAATAACTTTTAATTATTTTGAGGGTGAAACTTTAGTTAATAAAAAATACCGTTCATCAGATAAGAAATTCACACAGCATACTGGAGGTAAACCAATATTTTATAATATTAATTCTGTAATAGGTCAAAAAGAAGTTTTTATTGTTGAAGGAGAGTTTGATGTTTTAGCAATGTATGAAGCTGGTTACAAAAATGTAATTTCACTTCCTAATGGTGCAAATGATAATGATGATTATTGGATTAACTCAGAAAAGTATTTAAAAGAAATCGAGCATTTTATTATTGCAACTGATAATGATGAGAAAGGAATTGATACAAGAAATAAGATTTCACACCGTTTAGGTCGTTTTAGATGCACTTTTATTGAATGGATAGGTAAAGATGCCAACGATGATTTAAAAACGTCACAAATCAAAAATT